TACTATCTATAGTACTACGAATTTTAACAACATCTAACTGTAGGCGTGTCACTTTATCTGACAAAGAACTTCCACCATTAGGAAACAATTGTGACTTCATTTTAATAATTTCTGCAGTTGCCTTAATAACCAAAACAAGAATAGTAATAAGCAAACCAATGATGCCAACAAGTTCATTTATCATTGTCCGTCAAACCACTCAGGGTCGTAAAAGTCATCATCTTCATCTTCATCAGGTGCAAGAGTAAACTGGTATTTTTCAGCTGCATAGTTAATCATTCCAAAAACTGAATGTTGTGGCATATCTGCGTTTGATGCAATCTTGATAGTTTTCTTTTTACCATCAAAAACTTCCATAACGCAAACAAAACCCGTTATCAGTTTTCCGTCTTCGTGAGCTGTATTGACAATTCTTACAAGTTCACTAGCCATAACATCAGGTAGTTCAATTGTTTGCTTTTTTGCTTTAGGTTTGCTCATATTCCAAATGCCTTTCCGTTAAGGTCGCCTGCCTCAGTAAAGGATATATGCATATGTGACACGTGAGGGTTAGACCCTTTGTAGACACGCCAAGCCCAATTCTGTCGTGGTGAGGCTATTCGGTGCTGGTGGATAATGTAACTAAGTCTTTTGTCGCCTTTGAGTGCTATCATCTTTATATTCTCGGCTAGTAGCCACGATTCTTTAGATGAGCCTTTAACAAGGTCTGAGTCAATATCTATAGCACGTACCCAACCTTGTTTATCTGGGTTGTGGTCTGACTTACGTGCGTTGTGTGCTGTGTCGCCTATCCAGCCGTCTGAGCGTTTATCTCGCTTAGGATACTTGGCGTTTATTTCCGAGCGTAATTGCTCAGCTGCTTTACTTAATCTTGGTTTTGGCATTAGGGTTCATAGCTCCCATTGAAGCAGCTACGACAGCACCTAATACAGCTCTGTAATCAAGGGCAAAGTCTGTTGCTTGCCAAGCTGCTAGGAAAGCAATTGCAGCTAAAGAAAATTGTTTGTGGTTAAAGTATTGCATCTAGTTCTTCTTTTGTGAGTCCTGCTATTTCACCAAGTTTTTTAATCGCTGAATCGCGTGCATCTTGCTTCGCTTTATACTCGGCTACAACTAATTGAGATTGGACATTATCGGCTTCGCGTTGCGCTAAAAATGCTTCCTTATCTGCACCAATCAATTCAACTCTTTCGTTGTTATATCCAACGAATATTTTTTCTGTCGCCATTAAAAAGCCAATCCATATGTAGATATTTTTCCTGTTATATTTCCCGCACCTAATACAATTCCTATGCCATCATAAGAAACACTTTCAGTATGTCTAGCAAGGTATCCTGTGATTGAAGTGGCGCGACCACCAAAAGCCTTAAATCCTGTTGGCTCTGCTAAAAATGGTCTATAAAACCACATTGTTAAATTACAAATGTTTGTGTCAGTTTCTATAACATCACCCCATTGGTCTGTTGTTGCTTGTTGCGCTGTTGCAGTAGTAACACCTCTAATAAAGTTTCTGACATAAGCAGAAGCACCTGTGTTATTAGTTCCACCTGCTCGCATACGAATACCAATTGAACTGCTCGTGCTGTGAACAAATCTTAATTCAACAATATAATTTTCATAAGTTGCATTAAAAATGTTATCTAAATTTTGAGAACTAACTGCAGAAAAACTAGTTGTATTTATCAAGGTTAAACCGGATGAGGCTGCACCCCATTCAACATCTAAATCAGTACCAGAACTCTTTTTTAATACCTGACCTGTTGTGCCACCTTTGAAATCGACAAAGGCTGTATCTATGTCTTGACCTAAAGCTGCAATAGCTGTAGCGCCGTCTTTAACTAAATCTGTGCTTTGGGGAATGTCCCAGCCAAAATTGGTTGTAGTAGTTGCCATTGTTCTAGTTTATCCTTTTCTTAAATAACGTCAAGCCACATAGTTGTATTGTCTAGATTCTGCCATTGGGTTAATGGGTTGTAGTCTTCCCATTGTACATCAAGGGTTGAGTATATTGAATTAGATACAGACATAGTAAGTTCAAGGTTTCGTCTACCAAGTGACCAAGTCCAGCCCTCAACAAAGCCCTCAAAGAATCCGGAAGATATAAGACCTACTGGGATATTGTCCACGTATAGCAAAGTGTCCATAGATACAGCTAGTAGGTCATCACGAACAGTATTGGTCATAGCATCATTGGCTAGGTTTACTGAAACGGCTTCAAGTGACGTTCTAGGTGTTCCTCTAAAGTTAACAAAGTTTACAGCTTGTTCTTCAGCGTCAGCTTGCTCAGCTAATATTGTATTTCTAATTTCTTGTAACAAACCATAATCATTTATTGACGTATCGTTTTGTGCTGCAACTTCAGCAAAAGGGTCATCGTATTGAATTACAACGCTATTGACAATGTCGGCTGTCTGTAATCTTGTTTGTATATCAGCATTAGCCAAGTTAGCGTCTAGTTCTATTAAGTTATCTGAATAGTTAGTTATTCTTCTTTCAGCGTCAGCGTAACCTATTTCAAAATCTGTAGTGTCATACAAGTAACCTAAGCCTGATTGTTGGGTTAAATCTGTAAGGTTATAAGCCTGTTCTATTTGAGCAGGTCTAGCTAGTACTTCGTAACGTCCAGCATCAATTGTGTCTATGCCTTGTATGCCGTAACTATCCCAAGTCTCTGTAGTAAAGTCGTTCCAAGTTTGTGTGTTACTTAAATCTTCCCAAGCAATAAACAAAGTTTCTTGCAGGATACGTTGAATACGTGCGCCGTCTAATTCTTCTGGATAACTAACAGCACCGGCAGTTCTTTTAACAAGTAACCCAAGTGCACCTATTGCTTGTATTTGTAATGTATTAGGTTTACCGGCTGCGCCTGCACCCTCAAACCTGTTGTATACACCTGAAACTTCACCTGTAAACAATTTAACAAAAGCACCTGCTGAGTTAGTAACTTCAATAATTACAACGTCTAATAGTTCAACTACTGGGCTTGCGCCATCAAGGTTTAATAATTCTATATTGCAGTAACTTGGCTGGGTTGCTTCAAAGAAATCATTACGACCATAAGTGATTGTGCCACCTGACAAAATGTCATTAGTTTGTACAACACCTGCAATAGTAACCCGATAAGTTGGTGAATAAACTGTCATAGGTTTATCTAAAGCCGAAGTTGAAAGGTTTTATACCTGTTGTTTTAAGTGCTGTGTTTTGCACTTTAGTAATTGTTCTAGCTGTGCCTTGTGGGTCGATTGCACCTCTGACATTGTTGTTAATTACAACTGTTGGCTTTTGGGTGTTAATTCCTACTAAACCTTGTACTTTACTTGATAGTGGGGCATCTGGTGCAAATTGTCCTGTTGCACTTACAAATTGTCCTATAAGTGAATTGTCAAACGCTGTTTTGAAATCTCTAAATTTTTGAACTGCAGCATCAAGTTTAGCAAACAAACTATCTAAACCATTAACCATAGAAGTTAATAAGAATAAATCTTACAAAACCTGAATCTTCACCTGTTGAACTATCAAACGTTCCAGCAAGACTACCAAGACCAGAACCAAGTTCGCGTAAAGCAGCTCCTAAATTATAACCTGCTGTTTCTGCATCTTGAACAACTTTACCAAAAGTTAAAAAGGCTGGTACTGCAGCTTTTCTATCTTGCCCTGTTAATCCGTTTACTAATCCTTTAATTGCAGGTACTAAGTTTTCTTTGATAAAATCAGAAAATCTCAATGCAACTGGTAACAAGGCTTCACCTAAAGTTATTTTAACATCTTCAATATTTGCTGCTAATTGTCTTTGACTGTTTGCTAAACCATCTGAAGTTCTAGCAAAATCGCCTTGAGCATCTGAAGTTTGTTTATAAATGGCTGCTTGAGCTGCAAGTACTTTGTTAGCAGGTGACAATGCGTCTTTAGTTGTTTTAATTAAACCTAATGCCAAAGCCTCGTTTTTAAGTGTTGCATCGTTAAGTAAAATTCCGTAGCGTCTAATAGGTTCGGCTTCGCCTCGTAAGGCTGCACCTATTGCTTGTATAGCGTCTTCTGGTGATGTGTTATTAAATGAGGCTAGGTCTGATGCTAGTTTTACAAAGCCTATAGAAAATTTAGATAAATCTTTTCCTGTTAAACCTGCTGCTTTACCAAGTGTTGCAAAAGTTGATGCAGCATTAACTGCTTGTTTTCTTGATTGTCCTAATGAATCTGCAGCTGTTTTAGCAAAGTCTTCAATGTCTTTAGAAGCGTCACCAAATATAACTCTTGCTTTTGATATTTCTTCTGAAAAGTCTGAGGCTGCACCAATAGCGTCTTTTCCTATTTTTATTGCTATAGCCCCAGCTGCAGCGCCAAGGGCTGCAAAAGCCAAAGCACCAGTTTTTAATGCTGTCCCAAGTTTGTCGCTAAAACTTCTACTTTCTTTATCAGCTTTATCAAGTCCTTTAATAAAGTCTTTAGTGTCAGCAAGTAACGCTAATTTAAGTGTCCTAATATCAGCCATTAAATAGCCCTACTTTTCCAACTACTTGTAATCTTTTCATAACCTCGTAACCATTCTTGGGCAATAACTGGTTGAAATCTAGCCATAGCCTTAAACAACCACCAGCCCTGTTTGCCACTTTGACCAGAGCGTTTTGGAAACTGTTTATATTGCTTTGAACCAAACTCATTACCCATTATCACATAACCAGCAGCAAAAGCACTAGAGCCAACTTTTTGCCTACCACCAATACTAAAACT